ATCCCACGAATGGTTGTGGCTGTCCAGCGTCCGTTTCGCTTGGTAGGAATGCCGCGCCGGTTCAGGTCATCCGCGATGGCGTGGGTGCCTTTGCCGGAGAGCAGCGCTGCGAAGATTTCTTTTACCACAGCCGCCTGCTCCGGATTAATTACCATCTGCTCGCCATCCCAATCGTAGCCGTAGGGTGGGTAGCTGACTTTATAGGTGCCGCTCTCAAAGCGTTTCTGGATTGACCACTTGCTGTTTTCTGATATGGAAACAGACTCGCCTTCGGCCATGCTGGAGAGAATTGCCAGAAACAGCTCGCTCTCCATTGAGCCGGTGTTGATATTTTCCTTCTCGAAATAAATCGGAATGTGCAGGGCGAGCAGTTTTCTTACCAGTTCTAAGCAGTCCGTTGTGTTCCGGCTGAAGCGGCTGATGGATTTTGTGATAACAAAATCCACTTTACCGGCCTTGCAGTCGTCAATGAGTCGTAGGAGCTCCGGGCGCTTGTCCTTCTTGGTGCCAGTGATGCCTTCGTCGTAATAGAGTCCAGCGAACTCCCAGTCATCACGGGATGTGATGTAATTTCCGTAGTGGGTTTTCTGTGCATCAAGGCTCTCAAGCTGGGCATCAGAATCCGTAGAGACGCGGCAGTAGGCGGCTACCCTGATCTTCTTGAGTTTAACTTTCGAGCTCGCTGTTTCCGCGATTTTCGTGACTTTTTTCAAGGGAAGTCCCTCCTTTCCGTACGTCTATACATCACTCTAAAGCGACTACATATCAAGGGATTTTCGGCATTATTTCCGCGAACAAGGGGGAGAAAGTTTCCCGATTGATGGCGGTTAATTTGTTGAATTCAGCCACAGAAATGAGGCCGTCATCGAGCATCTTCTTTGCGATTGTCTGCGCTCTGCGGTAGTCCAGATCGCCCTGAATCCGCTCTTGCGTGAAATATCCAGATTGAACATTTGTGATTTCGTCTGTCATAACATATCCACCTCCAGTTTCCACTGGAGATGAACTGCCTTTTTGAGCGGAGGAAAATAAAAAAAAGCCTGCGGGTATTCCGAAGAACACTCGCAGGCATAGTAGATTGGATATTCAGTTATTTCACTCTGATCTTCCAGCCGGTCAGAATAAGGTTGACGTTTTTGATGAGCGTCGGGTTGAGCTTCTGGATCGCCGAAACCGTGGTGCTGTATTTCTTAGCAATTCCGGAGAGGGTATCACCGCTTTTTACGGTGTAGTAGACAGGAGTAGATTCCTGCTTTTTCACCAGAGCATTGACCTTTGCCTGCACGGCAGAATAATCATACCCGGCAGCGGTGAGGCGTTCTTTGCGGTCGGTTCCGTTTCCCCATTTGCCGTCCAGCACCTCTTGCGCCAGCTCATCTACGGTCTTTGCCGGAGTGACCGGAGCAGGAGTGGCAGGCTTGCTGTCATCGGACGCAGACTTTGTAAAGCCGTTGAAGCCGCCGTTCTGGATAATGGCAGGATAATCCACATAGGCGTAGTCCATATCCACATTACCACTGATGCCGTCAACAGAGCCCTTGGAAGAATACTGCCAGATGCCGTAGTCGCCCTTATAAGAACATTTGCTGGCATACTGCGCTACCCAGTGAGCGTAGGGCGTGAGTTTCGTGTCATCCATGCGTTCTTTGAAGCCGGAAACAGCGGAGCCATAGATCCCGACGAAGTATCCGGCATCTTCCATAGTTTCACAGAAAGCAATGGTGGCCTCAGTGATTCCGGCCTTGGCAGAGGCAGGCTGCGCTTCGTTATCCATGTAGACCGGGTATTCCAGTTGCTTGCCCTTCAGGATTTGCAGGAAGCGCTCGGCATCTGCTTTTCCGGTGGCAGCAGTCACGCAGTCCTTTCCGACAAAGTAATAAGCGCCGATGGGGATACCGGCAGCCTTAGCGCCTTTGTAATTTGCTTCCCATTTGCTGTCCGTATAAAAACCGGCATCGGAGCCGCCAGCTTTGATGATGGCAAACTCGATACCGGCCTTTTTGACCTTATTCCAGTCAATGGTTCCCTGCCAATGACTGACGTCGATTCCTTTTCTCGTCATGTTATTTTTCCTCCTCATCGTGACGGTCATGGAGCTGCTCCAAGACCTCCTTTAATTTCTCTGGTACCGGCAGGCCGAGGTGTGCTGCGTTCTCCGTCAGCGACAGACCTTCATTGGACAGGTAGAAGAAGATGATCGCCGTGCGGAGCACTCCCGGATGGCCGAGTACCTGAACATCAATGACGTTTCCGATGCCTATCAGCAGGAAGATCAGCACCTTGCGGCAGATTCCCTTAAAGCCGACCTCGCTTGAGAGCTTTTTGTCTGCGATGGCACACATGATGCCGGTAAGGTAGTCGCAGGTCACAAAGATCACCAGAGCAATCAAGAGTCCGTCACAGCCGCCAAGGAAATAGCCAAGCCAGCCTCCGACAGCGGCAAATACCAGTTGGATCGTGTTCCAGAATTCTTTCATGAGAAAATCCCTCCTTTGTGCAAAATAAAAGCCGCCTGCATTTTGCAGACAGCCTCGTGAACTGTATCCGTGTATAAAGTTATATCTGTTTTGGCAGCGCTTCCCAGAGCCGCATATCTTCCTGTCCCAGCGACCACATGGCAAAGCCTCTCACTCCCCAGCGGTAGGCCGCTTCGTTTGCCCAGTAAACGAGCGAGTCCACATCCTGATAGTAGAGGATGGAAAAGCCGTCTGCGTCTCCGAGAAAGAGCCTTGCTATCCAGATGTCGATATCCTTTGGCGTGATGGTCACCGTATAATCGTTGCCGCAGGTCAGGGCAAGCTCATGGGAGTGGTAGAATTCATAATCCAGCGAAATACTCTCGCTGCGTGTCGCATCCTCCTCGATATCCGAGGTCAACGTAAACACCTGAAATTCCGTATCCCACGTGGCGTTCGACCGGCTGATCCTGCCATACTGCGTAACTGTGCCGTCCGGGAAGGTAACATCAAAGCGTTCGTATGGCTCGTAAGTCCACGCATCGCCAAGGCGGAGCAGCTCGCAGACCGTCCGGTTATCTGATCGGTATCCGGCATAGCCTCCGGAAAAGCCGCTGACTGTAGCAGTGAAGCGAAGCGTATAGGAAGAACCGGAATAAACACGCACCTTATTCCCACGGATACGCATCTCGACCGTGTACATGGATGGATCGGTACGAAGGTCGGCGTTTGCTGTCCGCTCTATGGTCTGGCTGTAGCTGCCAAGGAGCGTGCTGCCATTATAAAGATCCACAGCCTGAGAATCATAATTCAGGCAGCAGAACAGATCACCGCAGAATACTCCGGCCTTGCCACTTCCTGTTGCAGGAAAGGCCAGCCTTGTCCGCAGGTGAATATCGGAAAAGCCATCGTATCGCCATGCGAGCTTTCCGGAGCCGTCAAGCTGGGAGTAGACGCGGCTTTCGGAATATTCATCTTCGCGCCATACCGTCCAAGAGCCTGAAAGGGTCGTCCAGTAGTTTGTTTGCAGCACACCGTAGTCCCGGAAATCCTCATACCAGATGAGGGCAGAATCCGGCTTTCGCCTCAGCATTTCGCAGGTGAGCTTGAAAGCTCTGTCCGGCTGACACTCGTTGCCGTCCACGTCGATAAAGTGGCGTGGAGAGAGCGTAAAGGTCGCAGTGCCTGCAGAGGGAGCCTCCGAAAAGCTGCTGCAAACACGGTAGCCGTAAAACTGTACGCCTTTTACATCTACGGATATCACGATGGTGTGCGTCCCGGCAGATAGTGAAATGTTGCTGGCGAGTGTCGCCCAGAAGGTGCTTCTCCAATATGGCCACCAGAGCCTGCTTTCCGTAAAATGCGTCGTGTTGCCGTCAATCGAAACATAGATGCCGTTTTTATCCCAGAAGGGATAGCAGAGCCGGATGGCAATGTCGTAGGTTCCGGCGCTTGAAACGGAAAAGGTATATGTGGCAGAGCCCGCATCACCGAGAGTGGCCACGCCGTTTTCAAAGGATACAATGCCGGAGTAGGAGCTTGTCGTTCCATCCGCATCCACATAGATGGTGCCGAACTCTGTGTGTTGCTCTTTGCTATAAGCCGTCAGATAATGCCGCCTGTTATAGGTTCCGTTCATCAGAGGATACTCATAGCTTGTGGCGTCTCTGCCTTCCATGAAGTCGTAGACCTGCGGAAGCGCCCAAGGTACCATGTCGTAATCGTCCCAGTATGCGAGGATCGGGATGAAGGGCTGCGGTGGAGCATCGTCCGTGAAGTTGTATTGCCCGGTCATCCAGTTCTTTGCCGCATAGTAGGTATTTGATGTGCCGCGATAAGTTTTACCGAGGTTTGCAGGAAGATCATAAATCTGCCAGTTCCAGCCGTATGCAGGAAGGCCGAAGAATATCTTATCCGGATTCATGACCGTGACCGCATAGTCGTAAATGCCCTCAAGCCAGTCCCTTGGAGAGACGGCTCCGGGAGCAGAGCCTGCCCACGCCATGCCATAGCTCATGATGGCCGCCGTATCGCAGTAAGCGTTGAGGTCGCCGTAAACGCACCAGTTTTCACCTCCGACCGAGCCGTTGATGGAATTCATACCCGGCAGGCAGATATTCATGAGCTTGCTGCTGTCGTAACCTTTTACTGTGTTATAGATATTCCGAAACATCGCCGTAGAGGCAGCGTGCGTGGAATATCCGTCGCCTTTCTCAAGGTCAATGTCGATGCCGTCGCACCATGGGTATTTTTCCATAATGCGGACGATCTCCGAAAGGAAGGTATCCTGAGCGCCGTCGGTGTTATCCCGGAGAGCTGCAAAGATACTGTTCGTGCCATCGTTGGATATCGTCAGCAGCCATTTGATGTGTGGCCATCGGTTGATGTAGGTCAGCATATTGGAAATAGCCACGCCGCTTTCCGTGATGATACCGGTGCGCGATACCTTAAAAGAAAAGAGACCCACCTGTGACAGGCGGTCTCCATATGCGGCAAGTGCCTGATACATTCTGGAATTGCCCATGAATGTCCAGACCATGCACTTGCGGCCTTTCAAATAATCATAGCTCACAGGGCATCACCTCCGTCCTGCATTTCCTGAAATTCTACATAGATTCGAGCCGATTTTTTATCTTCGACTGTGATTGGGTGCTTGCTGTCACCGGCAGCAGAGTATTGGAAAAAGCCGTCCTTGGCTGTTGCAGCGCCGTTCTTCAGGCACTCCCTCGTAGAAGCGAAAAGGTCAAATTCATCACCGGCAGCCGCTGCCGCTTTGAAAGTTGCCTTATGAGCACCTTCACCCAGCGCAAGCGATATACTCCCGGCAGCCATCGCCTGAATCGGATAGACCTTGTAGTCAAGACCGGCAGCAGTGGAGCCGAGATTGTAGATAATGCAGGTCGCAGCAGAACGGACGATGCCGTTATAAAATCTCTTGCCTGCTTTCGCATCATCGCCATCATATTTTTTCAGAAGTTTTTCGGTATTGATGACAAAGCCTGTGACTTTATCGCCTTCCTGCAGCATCAGGTCGGTAAACCAGACCGAACCGGTGCAATCTGTGATGGTGGGCTTTACCGTAATGTTTACGACGCGCTTAGCCTGCTTTTTTGTAATTGTCTCTGTAAAGCGTGTAAACTCCGGCATTTATCCATCCTCCGTCCATTGAATTTCTGATACATGTCCTACCCAGCCGGTCGCGATGGAGCCGCCCTGCAGGAGCATATCTGTGATATAGACTGTACCGGTGCAGTCTGTCACGCATACCCGTATGGTGATCTTCGTAACGCGGCCATACTGAGGAGAGATATCCTGTGCCACGTGTGTAAATGAAGCCATAGAAATCCCTCCTTCAGATCAGGTCTATAAATCGTGTTTCCGATGTTCCGTCCTCGTATTCAAATGTCACCTCAATGCCCACCTGTCCATTCGTACCTATTGAGAGATTCTCGGAGGCAATCTGCGCCGAAAAGGTATAGCACTGCCGGTTGGCGGGCGTGATGGTCTGTGAAAGACTTTTTGTGGTATTCAGCGCACCTTCGCATTTGAAGGAAGCCGTGCCGGATACGCCATTATCTGCATCCACAGCAAATCCGGAGTTTTGCCAGTAGGTAAGGCCGGAATCTGCTCTGGAATTACGCAGGTGATTAAACGGCACCAGATCCTTCATTTCCTGACTGTCTATCAGATCGGTAGACTCCAGCGTATCGGCTGCGCTATCCCAGCGTGAGGAGGAATCGCCCAGCTCCCGGAGGGTAGTGGAAAGCTCCAGCACCGTATTCCAAGGCTCTTGCAGGTTGTATTCCCTACGGACGATTCTGGTCTTTACAGACAGGTTCAGGTCGTCATCCTTCACCATGACCGTATCGCCCAGCTCCCATGTTTCATGTTCATAGCCGGTTAACACCGACAGATCCATCGCCTTTAGTACATAGGAGATACGAGGAGATGCATAGTCCGCCAGACGCATGTTGGCATATTCCAGCATCTGATATGGATTGGTGAAGTTCGAGCAATCCAGCGTAGCAATTCGTATTTCGGAAGTATAGGTCGTGTCCTGCACATATTCGTTGCCGCCATTGATCGAAGCAAAGGTCATGCCGTCCTTGCCATAGGCGTAAAGCCTTGTAATCAGGCTGGTCGTATCAATGACGCGTTGGATGGATTTCATGTTTTTCTTGTAGCAGAACAGTACGCCGGAATCCTCAC